CCAACCATCAATGATAGAATCAATGTCCTCCATTAGTTGTTCCCTTTGTGTCAACATTTCAAGTTTGTTGAGATCCATTGTTTCAGAGTTCATAATGATTCAATGATAGTTTGTCTTGCCTGATAGGCATTAAATTCATTGGAGAATGTTGCAATCTTTTGCATATCCTCCCTCCAATACAATGCCCACTTATGTGTACCCCACACACCCTTAACTAGGATGGGGTTATCAATGCCAAGGGGATAGGGTTTCATTGGTTGGTTGCTTATACTATAGGACCAGTTTAGAGGTAACTAACAATAATCAGAACAATTCTGTCCACCTTTTGTGTTGCTCTTGTGTGATTCTGAACTCTGCTAACATATTATCACAGACCCTACAAAATACATCAAACTTCTCTAGTCTGTCCATGTTAGGATCAATTCCATTTGCAGTTTGACCCACAACTTTAAGAATCTGTTTTTTAGTCATGCTGCCTCATCAAAACCAAACATTTGCTCAAACAAGTTATCACAATCATCAGCAGATTCTTCTGCCTCTCTCATTTCACAAATCCTGTCAAGTTCATCTCTCATTGCAACTAACTCAGATTGTTTTTGCTTGAGTTTATCCATTTCCACATTGATATAATGCAGTCTGGTGTTGATTGCAACTCTATCTAATCCATTAACAGCAGTTACAGTGTGATTCATGTTGTTAATCAATACTTTTTTGTCAGTGATTGTGAATTTCATAATTTTGAAGTGTGCTTATGCTATAGGTCCACTTTAGAGGTAACTAACAATCTATCTACAGTTTTCCACTCACATTTGCATCACCAATCACATAAGTGTAGTCTTTCATTGTACCATCCTGCTCACATTTAAGATGCCATCTAGTCATCTTAATTGCCTCATCTTTCTCTAGGGAGGTAAGCATCTTCCTCCCTTCTTTTGTCATGGTAGAATGCAAACCAAACCTAGTTTCCCAGACATAAAATGTATCATCAATCAATTCTGATCCATCAGGGATCTCAACAATTTGTTTGTCGTCAGTCACTAGAATGTTCATAGGGGTTGTTATATTTATTAACGAATGTAAAGAAAAGAACCATGCTGATCACAAATATCTGGGTTATCTGCTAATTGATTGATCCAGAATCTGATACCTTTAGCAGGTGCTTTGTATGATGCTGGTTTATAGCAAGCACCAGTATTTTTATCAACAAACATAGCACAACTCCTGCCAGTATCTCTCTCACCTTTGATGACCCTGAATTGCCATACTTTAATATATTTCTTTCCTACTTCATATTCCCAGTTAGTATAAACACACCTGCCTGATTCAATAGAATTGACCTTCCACTTATTATTAACAGTTTCAATCAATGCTTCAAGCAGGAAGAGAGTTTTATCAACACCAAGGTTGGTGATAGAAAGTTCAGCAGTTTGCATTAGAAAAGTGTGATAGGGTTGAAATGTTTGATCAATAATGTTCATTCAGCAGCAGCATATGCTTCAGTGAATGTATCATAGAAACTATCCCATGCTGTTTCATTCTCTACAAAACCATCACATTCCATCATCTCACATACCCAATCATATGCCATATCAATGTCAGCATTTGATTCACTGACAAACTGACACATTTGACCCATGATGTCATCCCATTTTGCTTGTTGCTCAGGTGGTGTTAGTTGGAAGATTGTTTTTGCCATTGATTGTGTTCTCATACTATAGGTCCACTTTAGAGGTAACTAACTTTAATTCTTTGCAAATTTGCCTGAGTTGAAGTTAGCATAAGCAAAGCATGGACGATCAACCAGTTTGAAAGTTCCATACTCATTTGTCATAACAAACCCCTCACCATCTACCTGAATGTCATCATAGATGAAGGACATTGGGGCATCATTGATGATGAAACTGTCCATAACTTCCTCTTTCATCTCTACCACCATCAGGTAAAGATTGACAAGGTAGATGTCACCCAGCACATCAAGTAAAACAGTGTCAGTAAGGTCAACACCCTCTCTAATCAATCCATTGATGTTCCTGAGTGCCACAGATGCCTCTGAAGGAGACATAAACTGCACCTTGCTTGTATCTAAATCAGTGATGTCAAACTCAGTTGGTGGCATACGATCAACTGAAGGTTGTACCCACTTGATGATAGCAGTATCATCAAAGATCTCATCCAGTGGTTCACAAATAGCATTACAAAATTCACCAGCAATAGTTACTTTAGTGTGAGGTGCAATGATAAGTTTTTGAGAAGGTTTCTCTGCAAAAACATATGTTAGGGTATTTTGTTGCACAACATGAGTGCGACCAAACCCCAACCAATCACCCCAATAGATGTTCTCAGTTCTAGGCAGATACTTCAGGCAATGTGATAGAACCTCAAACACTGGCATTTGATGACCAAAGTGCTTGTAAAGATCATCATGATTGTAACACTTTCTGTCTTTCTTCTTGTTAAATGCTGCCTTTGTGCAAACAAAGAACTCACCATTGTCAGGATTGGTGCCCCAAACTAATGACATACCATCCATCTTCATGGATACTTTACTCTCTTTGCAGTAGAGTGCTTCAATGGCAGACAGATCACCAGTCAGAATGGTGTCTTCAGGATGTTCAATGTGTGTCTGAGTCATTTTGGTGCTTGTCATACAATAGGTCCACTTTGTGGGTAACTAACAATCTTCTTACGTTTTTTCTGGTGCTTTGCTATAAAGTTTCTGGCAGATTGTGTGTTCCTGCATATCTTGATGATGTTTGCTTGATGAACAATAGCAAGTTTATTTCCATTGATAGGAACTGCTGCATAGAATAATTGCTCATCATTCCAGTCACCTACTGTGAAGGATAATGGTCCTGGATTAACATCCAGGATGTTACTGTTTGTTGGTTGTGTGTTACTCATTACCTCTTTACAATAGAATCAAGCATCTCACCTTTTTCAAATACAGTGTCAACAACCCTCTGAATACTTCTCTCAGTGGCAATACCTACATTAGAATAAACAGGCACACAAAGCATACCATAAGTCTTGGACTTCTGCCCAATTCTAATAACCCTACCAATGGTTTGAGTCATCTCAATGGCATCCATGTTGCGCATGAACACAACACCTTCCAACTCACTCACATTGATACCCTCAGACAGGATTGACCTGTGAAGAACAACAAATTTCTTGCTAGGATCTTTGCCCCAAGTGTTCAGAGTGTGAAAGAATTTCTCTCTGCTGACTTTCTTACCATCAATAAATGCACCTGTCTTGGCAGTGATATAGAGGTAAGAATATCCTCTCTGTGTGAGTTGATATGCAAAGTCTGTCTTGAAAAGTGTGATCAACTGCTTGGTGGTTTTAACACAAACAAGGATCTTTTTCAGTCCCATATCATCAATGGAAGAGAGAACATTCTCACAATCCATGTTAGGAGTGATGGACTTTACAGGGTGCTTGTCCATCTCAATCACCTTAACTTTAGGAGGAAGAATATAACCACCCTCCACCAGTTCAGGTGCAGAAACCCTAGCAATCACTTGACCATAAGTCTCAACCCAGTTCATGCCTGGTTTATGTGCAACAGCAGAACATTTGCGTGTAGCAGTAAAGAAGAAGGCACGATCTGCCTTATCAGCAAGTACATCAGTGGGACCATAGAAGTGACGCTGAACACTGTTATGTGCCTCATCAAAGTAAACAGTATCAATGTCAATTCCACTCTCTACAATGCGATGCAGACTGTGATAAGTGGTAAAGATAAGACTATGAACACCAACAGTTTTGCACATTTCATTGGCAAGTCTAATCTGCTCAGGTTTAGTGGTTCTGAAATGTTTTGTATCACCACTGTGAACATGAATTGCATTTGCATTATCAATGTGCTGAAGATAATCATCACAGAGTTGATTAGCAAGCAACAATCTAGGAGCAACCACAAGGATTGTCCTGTGCTGCTTAACCTCAAAACGCCACATTGCATCCTTAATTTGAATCAAGGTCTTGCCACCACCAGTAGGAACAATAACCTGACCCAAAGAATGGGTGCGCAAAGTGTTAAGTGCAGTTTGCTGGTGGGGACGAAGAGTGATCATCAATGTGTGTCTTGTAATATAGGTCCAGTTTAGAGGTAACTAACAATATTGCTTGAAAATTATACTACAGTTATTTGTTGTGTCAGGTCAGGAGAGTAACTAAATTTAATATCACCTTCCCATCCACGTTGAGTATGAACAGCAGCAAGTTGAAACCCTAATTGAGGCCAAGGTTTCAAAGGTGTGCGCACATTGTATATCTCTTTAATAGCAAATCTTGCTTCTCTCATGTCACGAATTCTACGTTTTGTTGTATAGTGATTGATGGTTGTAAGATATACAATGTTATTAGAAATTTTCATTCCATGTGCAAGAAATTTTTGCATTTTACTCCAAGGTGGATTAGTGATAATCCAATCCACCTTTTTATTGTATTTTAGAAAATCTTTATCCTCTGCAAGTTCACACCAATCCTTATTATCTGTATTAAAGTTATCATAGAAAGCACCTAATCCACGACAAGGATCAAGAATTCTACCAGTAGGATTAAAATAGTTAATGATTTCTTTTGCCAGATACTCTGGCGTCATTACAATATCTTTTTCTGGAGTATTCTTGGGTGGACAAAATGCTCTCATTTGTTAAACTTTCTCTTTGGTGAATATATTTCAATGTTTATATCTTTCTTTGTATATTCTACACCATACTTTATCATTTGGTCAATCTTAAATGAGCATTGCACTCTCCTTTGATTCTTACTATCTACCTTTGGATGTATAACCATTAGTGCGTTTTTATCTGCGATTTTTTTCTTGAGTAATTCTCTCTCTACTTTTGTTGCTTGTTGTGCCTCTTCACCTGGTGGAATAGATTTAACAAATTTTACAAATTCTTTCACATCCTCAAATTTCATATTACCCCATAACTTATTCATATCTTCTGGTTTAATATAAAAAGTATATTCAGTGTGAAATAATTTCTTATCATCTATTTGTTTCCACAATCCTATAACAATGTTATAATCATCCTCCACCATTCTTCTTAAAATATCACCACAATCAACCTTATTACCACCAGTAGACTTAATACTATAATTTTTATCAACATGAAGTCCTTTGACTAAATCCATAGCTGAAGTATATCCACCTGCTTTTTGTTTGTCATACTCTTTCTTACTAAATCCAGTTAGATTTTTTATAATAAAATCTTCATACAAATTGCCATGTGCTTGTACCTCTTTACCCTGAGATTTAAGTTTCATGATTTTAGTGTTGTTATAGATGGTCCAGTTTAGAGGTAACTAATAATCTTACATATCATTTTATCTTGCATATGTTCACAAATTACTTGATTCCATAGGGAGAAGTATAACATAAATCCCCCTACACATACAAGTGTAACTAACACTATCTTCATACTTTCTTTCTCTGAACAAGATTAACTTGCACACTTTCAGCAGGATACCTTGCTTCTACAAGTTCCTTGATAAAACTACGCTCTGCTCTGTCAGATTCAATCTCAAAGTCATGACGTCTGCCACGTGAATCTCTCCAATAACCACTACATGTAAAATACATTTCAGATTTCCTCCTGTTCTTCTTCTTTCTTCTTACCAGCATTAGATGGTCCTACCCAAATACGACCTTCCTCCTTCCAAAATGCAATAAATGCTTTGCGAAGTTCCATCAGTTCATCATAACGTGATTGCTGTTCTTTAGTAAGAGAAAAGTTTTGAGTCCTCCAAATTTGCTTGAGTGATTGAATTTCTTTAAGTACAGTAGATGAGTTGTTCATGATCAGTTGTTGATGTGAATTGCTTGGACAGTTTCAATAAGGTTTCTGATTGATTCTTTAGTGTAACCTACAGCATAGGGTGCAGTTTTCTTGACATTTTTAGGGTCATTTTTGTCACAATCAAAATTAACATTGTTGAGCACTTTTTGAACATCTTGAAGTGACTCCATAATCACCTCAAACTGTGTCTGAGAGAGTGATAGAGGTGGCATTGCTTTGTCCATACACTAAAGGTCCAATTTAGAGGTTACTAACAATAATTAAGAAGGAATTGCTACCAGTTCAGGTGACTTTCTCCTATCAAAGGAGTGCATATCATAGCAAACCCATTCTTGCTGCTTAGTCCACACATAAGCATACTCTTCATTGTTATCTTTATCAAGATACTCACTCAAAGACAATACACTAGGAGGACAATCTTCACCCCTTTCAGAATAGTATTGAGGACCAAATTCTGATTTCTTCTCAAGTTTTCCATCAGAATTGCGGAAAGTATCATCAGTCCAGCAAACTGACATGTCTCCACCATCAATCAGTTCTGTTACTTTCTCCTGTGTATTATACTGCTCCTTGAGTGTTTTACCCAACCAATCAGGATAAGAATCCCAATGATGGTAAGCAGAGATAATAGAACCATCAGTAAGTTCATAACCTATACGACCCCTAGTTGCCATGGTGTGTGAGTGTGTGTGATTACACTACAGGACCACTTTAGTGGTAACTAACATTATCTGTCTAAGATTTCCCTCTGGTTCTCTCTTGTTTTAGCAGAACTAGGTAGATGTCTTTCCAATGCTTTTTTAGACTTTTTAGATGC